ATTAAACCTTCCTTTTATTGATGTAATACGTTATAACGTACTATATGTTTTTTTGATATGATTTTATATTGTATGCTTTACCGCATACTGTCCGACAGTTGTGATTGCCGGCAACAAATCGGATTTAGGCCGATTACCTGTATATAATATAACATACGTTATAACGTATTGCAATAGGGAAAACAGATATTTTTATATTTTTCTCAAATTTATTTATTATTAAAACTGAATTTATTTATTTTACCGGATCCGCATTATATACCAGGAAAGCAGCAGGATATTATAATATTATATGCTTTTCTCTTTTCTTCTATAATACATATAATATATATAATATATAATATAGATATCTCTATTTACACCAGGATAATATATTCACTGCCATTATTATATTATTTATTCCCTTTACGCTTTACCTATTATCATTCAGTATTATCTATATATCTATTCCAGGCTTATTAGATTTATTATGCTTTATATTATATCTATTCTTTTTATATATCATTCTTTTATACCAGGCTTTTTATATTATTTATTATATCTGTATCTTATAGGCCTATTATATTTATATTATACCGCACTGTATAGGCCTGTATTATCTAACCCATGTATTCAGTTATATTTCATAAATAACACTGTATCGTGCGTGTCTATATACCCCATACGCTATTATACCAGGATATTTTATCTATTATTTTTTATCATATAGCTATATTGTATACAATAATATAACTATTCGCTAAACAGTAGTTTCACGAATAGTTCTATATATTGATCTAATTATACCCCCTATATACTATATGTTGTGTATATATCGATCAAATTTTAGGTAAAGCATATTATAGTACAATATTATTGTGATTTTATGCTGCTTTTCAGGCGAAAAAGGGAAGGAAAGCCGGATCTGTCCGGTTTTGTCCAGGCTTTTTAGTGTGACCCACAGGGAAACGCAGCCGCCTTGCCCGTCAGGTTAGCACCTTCCGTACCGCCAAAAATCAAAAAGCCATCATACTGCTGCCAAGGGTGGCGGTGGGCATGACACTGGTTTATCGAATATTCGTGTTTATCGAATTAAAATTGACAAAAAAATAAAATAAATATAAATTAATTATATAAAACGGGCAAAGGGCGAGAAAAAGGAAAGGTGGAATGGAAATGCCAAGGCCTGTAGGAAGCAAGAACCGACCGAAGGAGATCATTCAGCAGGAGAAGCAGATAAAGGAAGTGCTGAACAGGGGGAGAGGAAGGCCTAGGAAGGATGCCCCTACTGCCGAGATCAACAAGCTGACGGGTGAAGTGATTAAGCACAGGAAGAATAAGGGATATACTGCTTCAGAGAAAGTGTTGGCTCGCCAACAGAAGGCAGCAACCATTGCGGTTCCGAAGACAGAAGAGGAGATCAGTTTTAATACCCGTCTGATAACGCACATTATGCAAGTCAATGAGTTAGGGATGCAAGCGGACAGGAATGATCTTAATTCGCTTCGTTCCTGCTTCGTGAACTACCTGAAACTGTGTGAGCAGAATGGGTTTAATGTCAGCAATCTGTCTGCCTATGCCGCTATGGGTATGGACAACTCTGCTTTCCAGTACTTTGCAAAACGGGATGACCCTGAAATACGGGAGTTCTGTGCGTTCGTCAGAAAGACTTGTGCGATGTTCCGTGAAGAGATGGTATCTGCCAATAAGCTAAACCCTGTTATCGGCATCTTTTGGCAGAGGAACTATGACGGCCTACGGAACGATACAGAACAAGTCCAAGCAGTTACAGAGCAGGATGAGGACTATAGCAGCAGTGGATCCTACAAAGAGAAGTACCGCAATCTGATCGGAGAGTGACGGCATGAAGCGTGAAATGACAGAGAACGAACGTTTACTGTCTGCCATGATTGCGGAAGGGCAAAAAGGAGATATCTCTGCTTTTGCGGATGCGATGCGAATTATCCGTGAGATTGAGCATGAAGGAATGTCCATCATGCGTGGCACTTACGGGCAGATAATCCATCGCAGCTACAATGACGAGAATTTCGACACTGCCCATGAACACTCCGCACTGCTTCGTGAGTATTTGTCACAGGCAGAGCCATCAAATGAGAAGGACGGAAGTACACTGCTACGGGTGTATCGTGATACGCTTCAGTTCGATGCGCCGTGGGATTTCGATTGCTTCTGCCGGTATATCGAGTGGGATAGAGAAGAAGACAAGAAATTCTATATGCCAAGGCGAAAGCAATTACTGCCACTTGCAAAAGCACTGCAACGGCTTGAGGAACGGAAGATTCGTCTGCTATGCATCTCCATGCCACCTGGTGTCGGTAAAACCACTATGGCAGAGTTTTTTCTCGCATGGACGGGTGGACGGAATCCTTCACTGCCGAGCATCATTGGCTCCCACAGCAACAGTTTCCTGCGTGGAGTCTATGACGAGATTCAGCGTATCGTAGGCAAGAATTCAGAATATCTTTGGCAGAATGTGTTTCCTGAAACGAAACTTGTCAGCACGAACGCAAAAGACCTTATGCTCGACCTTGGCACACCAAAGCGGTTCAGTACGTTTGAGTTTTCATCCATCGGCTCCGGTAATGCCGGTAAGATCCGTGCCGCTAACCTTCTGTACTGCGATGACCTTATTGACGGCATCGAAACCGCTATGAGCAGAGAACGACTCGACAAGATATGGCAGCAGTACTACACCGACTACAGGCAACGGAAAATCGGTGATTGTGCTGAACTGCACATTGCTACCCGTTGGTCTGTCCGTGATGTAATCGGTCATCTTGAGGATATGTACGGGGATGACCCTGAAGCGGAATTCATTGTCTGTCCTGCCGTGGACGATCACGATGAGTCCAACTTTGATTACCCGTATGGCGTAGGTTTCACCACAGAGTTCTACCATGAGCAAAGAGAAATCATGGATACTGCTTCCTGGAAAGCACTGTACATGAACGAGCCGATTGAACGGGAAGGGCAACTATATCCACCGGATATGCTTCAGCGGTATTTTGAACTGCCGGAAGGGGAGCCGGATGCCATTATCGGTGTATGCGATACAAAAACAACCGGCAGTGACTACTGTTGTATGCCCATTGCCTATCAGTATGGCAACAAGTTCTACATTGAGGATGTCCTGTTTGAGAACTATGCCCCCAATATCGTTGAAGCGAATCTTGTCAGCAAGATCTGCGAGAAGAATCCGCACATGATCCGGTTTGAATCGAATGTTGCCGGTGGCAAGCTGGCATCAGATGTGCAACAGGCCGTCAAGGACAGGGGAAGCAGAACACGGATTGAAACGAAATGGACACAACAGAACAAGGAAACAAAGATCCTTGTTGAAGCACATTGGGTCATGCAGAACTGCCTGTTCCGTGATGATACTGTCATCCACGGAGATGAATGGCGAGAATACCGGAAATTCATACAGGCTCTCTGCTCTTATTCCCTTGAAGGGAAGAACAAGCACGATGATGCCCCTGATGCGATGGCACAACTCTCGCAGTACATCCAGGGTTTCATGGGGAACAGGGTCGAAATCGTCAAACGGATGTTCTAAATCCGTACATTCCTGCCTAAAACAAGCAATAATGTTCGTGTTTTTGCAGGAAACACTAATAAAATTAGCAAATACCTATTGACGAATGTATTTTAATTGTTTATTATTCATCTTGAGGAACTCTTCATAGTTTCTTTCCTTCCAAAAGCGGAGCAGGACATCCCACATCCTGCTCTGCGATTGGGAGCATTGATAGGAACGCATGATTGCGATGATTCGTAGTCATGCGTTTTCTGTTTAAGGGGGTGAAACAGTGTCCGAGAACCATACTACTTCCGAGGAAGTCCGTAAGGAAGACCGGAAAAAGCTTATGTGCCGGAAGGAAATGTTCGGCAGACGGATGATTTTCACTTCCAAAACCGCTATTACTGCTTCAAACGTAACGGCAGTGGTGGAACAGGCGTATAACACGCATCTGATGAACCAGGGCGAGATTGAATACCTGTGGCAGTACTACAAGGGCAAGCAACCTTCCCTGTACAGGGTTCGTGAACTGCGTAATGACCTGACCAAACGCATTGTAGAGAACCGTGCGAATGAAATCGTGTCCTTCAAGACCGGTTTCCTGGTTGGCAAACCTGTTCAGTATATCTCTTCCAATGCCGAAAAGGATGTATCTGATTCCGTCAACCGGCTGAATGATGCCATGCGTGTCATCGGGAAGGCCACGAAGGACAAGCAACTGGTCGAATGGTGCATG